CAAAGGAACCATGGTAAGCCCACAAATAAATGAGCTTTACATGTTGGTGGAATGGCTTAGCAAAACCCAGGAGGAACTTCGTACTTTTGTTACTAATGAATTACCTGAAGTACAGAGTGGAGTTTCGAAAAATGATATGACTATTTCTTTTATTGAAGAGAGATTGATAGATGTAGAACAACTTTTGGACAAACTTAGATCGAACGGAGTATCACACTAATGATAACTGAAACATTATTTGTAGTATTATTAATTTTAAACGGAAATTTAATAGAGACAGTGCCGACTGAGGGGATGCACGATTGTCTTAAGACCAAACGTGTCGCTACACAGAACATAGGCCCGGAACAAGAAGGAGTCTTTATGAAATGCATACAGGTAGAGGCTGAGGTAGAGATAGACATGGGCCGAAAGAGAATTGTTAAAATTCTTACAGAGGATATTCTTGGAAATTAGAGTTTATATAGCTTTATTTATATTATTTATGCTCTTTATGTGGTCAACAACCTTTTAAGTGAAAATTTGTATTGTTAATCCCGGAAGGTGTGGGGGTACATTAATGTTATGTTACCTACATTCAAAGCTCCCCGGATATAATATGGTGTATGAAGTTATAACTAATACCCTACCAAAAGAGTCGGATATTATTTTTAAATATCAATATCTATATACACCTCAACCATTAGAGGGAGCAGATAAATATATTGTTTGTGACAGAAAAGATAAAGAGGCATGGCTTTTCAGTACATATATGTCATCAGTTAATAAGCATCATCATGGTTTAGTGAAAGGCGCCTTTAAATTTAATAAATTAGATTATAATCATTCTAAACTAAATATGTCTAAAGTTTATGATGAGGTGTGGGTGCCAGAAAGAGAAAGGCTTCTTAAGGCTGGAGCAGACATGGTGTGGTATGAAGACATGAAGATTAAGGAAGACGTATATTTCAATGAACTAAAACTAGTTCCTGTTTGGTCTTGTAAAAGAAAGTAAATTAACTTATACTTACTATATGGGTTTACCTAAACTATTAACAGAACAGCAAAAGAAATTTTGCGAATTATTGGTTTACAATGAAGGACGTAAGACACCTACAGAATGTGCTAAGGAAGCAGGTTATGCAGAAGGTTCGTGCCATGTGCGCGCATCTGAGCTGCGCAATCCAAACAAATTTCCGCTCGTTGTTAAGTACATTGGCGAGCTTAGATCAGAAGTACAACAGAAATATGAAGTTAGTTTTGAGAAACATGTCACTGAACTCGGCCGTATACGCGAAGAGGCTTTGGCTAAAGGAGCATTTAGTGCAGCTGCAAACGCAGAAGTTGCAAGAGGAAAAGCAGCAGGACTATACATAGAACAGAAAATGGTTATAACAGGAAAGTTAGAAGATTTATCAGTAGAACAATTAGAAGCTAAGATGAAGAAAATCTATGAAGATAATAAAGTTTTAATTGAAGGAGACTACCAGGAGATTAAGTCTAATGCCAATAAAAGAGTACGAAATTAAAGATGTGGTTAAAGGGGACTACTTGGAGAGGTGCCCCTATTGTCATGCAACTACTTGGCAAGTATATGTTCACGGTCATGGTCAGTGTGCTAAATGTGGAAAGAATATAGACGAATGCTGTCAAGGCGAATTATTTAGTGGTTAAAAGATGGAAGGCTTACGCAGAACACGACGCTGTTATGCATGGCACTAGTATTGGTAGAAACCCTAAGATGAGTTCAATGAATAAGAGCAAAAGAAGAAGTTATAAAAAATATCGGGGGCAAGGAAGAGGAAAATAAAATGTATATAAATCCAGAAAACCAAAGCCCAGTATTTGTTATTCATAATTCTATGCCGCTTGAGGATAGACAAAGGATAATAGAGAAATATAAAAGTAAAACTATTGCCGGAACTCATCAGAGTGGTTCTGAAGGAAAAAATAAACAAACCACCGATACAAAACGTAGAGACTCTGGGGTTCATTTTGTAGCTGATGATATAGACTTGACTATGCATGTTTTTAATTTAATTAGAATAGCAAATCATATGGCAGGTTATGATTATAAGCTTAGCGGTTTTGAGGCCGTACAATTCACACGTTATGCTAAAAAACAACACTATGACTATCATATTGATAGTGATGCTCATATGGGCAGGTTGTTTGCTTTTCAGTTACCGAAGGAAAGAGAGCTGGCTTTTACTAATCATCCTGATTTAATAAACACTATCCGTAAAATGTCTTGTAGTGTAATTCTTAATGATGACTATGAGGGTGGGGAGTTTTGTACTAAAACTATACAGGATGGTCAAGTTGTGGAACATACCATACCTGCTGTAGCAGGAGATACACTTGTGTTTCCTTCTTATATAAACCATTGCGTAAAACCAGTTAAAAAGGGTGTAAGATATTCTTTGGTACAGTGGGCGGCGGGGCCTGCGTTCATATGATTAGTACACATTGGTATAATACCAAAAAGCTGATCACAGTTTTGGAGAGATTTTGTGAATCTGAAGAGGGTGGAGACGCTCGAGTTCAAATGATTTTACCTGAAGGTAGAAACCCCCTACAAAAAGAATTCAATATTAAAGAGATAAAACTTGTAGAAAACAAGCTCGTTGGTCCAGCTTATGATAAGTATAGATTGATGATTCTTGTTGAATAATGAGGTGGAAGTCTAACCCTCCAGCCTGGAAAATAGACGTTGCTATTATCATTTTACTACTGTTGGTTTTACTATGAAACCGGAATCAAAACTTTGGCAAAAAGTTAAGAAAAATACACCCGATATTACCTGGACACGCATTGAATCTTGGGCATCTTTTGGCTTTCCTGATCTAGTTGGGTATCATACTACCCGTGGTTTTTTTACAATGGAGCTAAAAGTAACAAAAGGTAAAAGTGTGTCATTTTCGCCACACCAAATAGCCTTCCATATCAAACATCCAACCAACACATTCATCTTAGTCGGGGGCCACGATCCCCGAACCCCGATACTTTATGAGGGGGCCGCGATCCGCGAGCTTGTGGCTTTGGGCACTGGTGCTTGTAGCTTGGAGCTTGGCGCTTGGAGCTTGCTTCAGGAGCGCTTGCTGCTTGTAGCTTGAAGCTTGTTGCTTGAAGCTTGAAGCTTGGGGCTTGTCGCTTGTTGCTTGCGGCTTCGCACTAGCTTCATATTCCATTTTCGGTATGCTTCGTCGACACTCTGACCGGGGGCCACGTAGCCTGGTCTATTCATAAGGGCTTGAGCGCTTCCCATGCTTCCTGGTCCGTGTCAAAGCTTGCGCATTCATCGCAGCGCTGGACCTCTAGGTGTTCGTCTTTTGTATTGTATGTAATGATAGCGCCGTCTCCGCCGCATTCCTCGCATTTAGTGTTTTCCATATGCTACATTCCTTATTGATTTGTCCCAGCAGTTCCGGCAATCGCGGCACTCGTTCCCCTGTCCAGGGGCCGGGCAGCTTGCGCCTTCGGTCACCACGGTTGAAGTCAGCGGCCAGGACTTAGGCGCGTTGCCATCTACCATAGTTGCACTGAGTCTTATTGTAAGATTAGCTGGGACCTCTTCAGGCCCCAGCTTAGAAAGGAGCCCGGCTTCCCTAGTGGGCAGCCAGTGCGCCACGTCTGCAGTTAACCTGCAAACTTGGAATATTTTACGTAAATGCTCCAGGCTCTGTAAGTCGCCCGAGTCATGCCAACGAAACCAGCGCGATGCGCGGGCGTTTATGTCTGCAGCCATGGTCGCGGCCCAGTCCTCGCGGTCGATGCTTGCCAGTCGACGGTGCATCGCTTCTTTAACATTTGGAAATCTATAGCGGCCTTTTAATGCATAGCAGCCGTGACACACGCTGCCCGGGACCTGGACCAGCTTGGCGCCAACGTTGCATTCAGTAGCTGGCAGGTTATACGCGTATCCTGGCATCTTGGACGGCTTCGACAGCCCCCCGGTAATCTTTTTTCTTTCTTGTGCATTCATAATTTTTCTTTCTAGCTTGTGGCTGGGGCTGGCCTCCTCGCCATGACGCGGTAGTGTGACACCTAAAGCCCCATTATCATTTTATCCCATATTCATAAATCTTTGTCAAGTTTTCTTTTGGCACGCGAAGCGCTGACGCTTGCGGCTTGTTGCTTGCCGCTTGTAGCTTGCGGCTCTGTCCAGCCAGTACGG